TACACGAAGATAGGGATGATAGCCTTCTACGTTGATGGCTCTGCGTGTTACGCTATCCGTGAGGCTGAGACTTGACACAGTATTTCCGGTCTTGAGATCTTCAAAATCCACGTCGTACCACTCTACGGTATTGGACGTGGCAGACACTGCACCCTGCACACTGATAGTACCGGTGAAATCTCGTGGATCAATCTGGAACGTGGTCAGGCGTGCCCCTTCTGTGGTCACGGTAGAAGTGTAGTAAATGCCTGAATCAGGGGCCTGGCTCGGGATAGTCAATGACTGGCTGCCCACGAATGCCGGGAACACACTATCTACTATGTCAATCACGCCGCGGGCACCGGAATAGTCGTCTGTGAGCACGGCTTGATTTAGAACGCCCGACGTGACTTCCAGGCTCCACGATGCTGGTTGCGGTTGGAAGTAGATGCTGTCGGCAGCAGGTATGGTGACCTTGGCTCGTCCAGTGGCAGAGTTGAGCGGGACTAGTTCTTGTGCATACAGCAGATTCTGTCCATCCTGGCTGATCACCCGGAATGTGAAAGTAGCCCCTGATATGTTCACGGGCTTCTGATCTTGGTTCTGGAACTGGAACAATATCACATTGTCCACTCCAAGATTAAGTTTTAGATTTTTTGCGTACACAGGTTGCCACCTCCGATCGAACGTAGATCCCACACCTGAAATGTCTATCAATAAAACCGGTTGGATCTGCTGATATAAATAGGCTGTGGTTGAATACATTAGGAATCTCCGTCAATATTTATGGGTCAAAACATCTTTGCAAAACTCACTAGCCAGTATCCTTTCATAACTCTCTGCGTCTATGCTGGCAATGAATATGTAGGAATCATACAGAATCGCGACGACAACATAACCACGCTCTATGATTTTGGCAACATACAGGACCCGGAACTCAAAAGGACTTTTGTAGAACTGGCCAACACTTGGTGGTGGGAATCAAATCGTAGCATACCCATCAACATTTTCCTTAAAAAGGACTGGGAACCGTTCCGGTCTTATCTCAAGACTTTCAGCAACAAAGATCTAGAGATACTGCACGGGCCTGTGTGCAGTCTCAACGACATCAATCGACGCAAATCCAAACGCAAATCAATCACCCTAGTCCGTAAAGTGGACTAGATTCATGTGCAAGGCCACCAAGGCCGCATAACTGACAGCATGGCTTTTCTTGAACACATAACCGCGGCTGTCGTCACCATCCCACACAGATCCAAATACTTCAGTCCACGGACGTCGTTGTAGGTGTGCTTTTCCTGGACGTATGATCGATATAAAAGCGGCCATCCTAGGTATGGAATCCGGCCGCATGTCAGACAACAGATCGGTGTAACTGCCCACGTGCACCAGTTGGCTGGCCCAGGCTGAGTCCTGCCACAGCCTTTCCCAGGGCGGTGTGCGGTCTAACATGTCCTGATAGTGTTCTGGCGACCGAACCAACTGATACACAGACATGTTGAGAAAGTCCAGCTTGAAGTAACCCAGTTCCTCGGCGGTGCGATAATCCACTGTGGCACACTCATTGATTGGATCTCTAGGTATGTCCGTGACATACACTCCGGAGTTGTGTCGTTTGACACGCTCGTCCGCGACCTGGCGGGCCGGAACATGCTGTATCAATGACAGTATCTGATCACGATCTGCAAAGTCGATGTCAATATCTGCACTCATTTACCACCCTGCCTGTGTCAAAAGTTCTCGTGCGTACTCTGCATCCGCAGGATAATCTCGGAATTTTTTAGACCAAAAGTCTGCATCAATGAAAGGCCATATCATGGTCACCTGTTCTGGGTTGAGCCTGGCCAAGAATCCTGTGCCCGACTCACAGTGATACAGCACCCAGGCACTGATCCTACCCACGGTCACGGCATGGCAGATTGAGTTGTCGTTTCCAAATCTCAGGAAGTCTCGTTCTGGATTACCGGTCTCTTCTGACCAGGTCATGCTGTGTTCGATGGCACGAGACAGGGCATCATTGACATTCTCGTTGCGTAGATGGTCGGCCAGATATTCACCATACAAGGAATCCTTCGACCAGTGATCCAGTTTCTTGTTGTTTTTTAACAGCCAGTCGATCAAGCGAGGAACATTTATGGCTCGGATGGCCACACAGTAACGACCAAATTTAACAAAGGCCCGATAGTATGGACTCTTCGCAAAATCGTCATAGGTCTTGAGTCGGGCCGACCCCTGTGTAGTCTCATAGAAACGCAGGTAGGCCTGTAATCCTATCTGTACTCCGGGCTCTCGTTCTGATTGGTATCTTTTCTTGACTTCGCACAGATGCACCGCCAAGCTCTCTGGCCTGCGGAAAGATCGTTCGCAGTATCGGCAGATGTGTTGAGAGTCAGTCGTTGCTACCGTGCTCACGTAGGTACTCTTTGAGTTCTTTCTTGTCCGTGATCGCGGCCAAACATTCGATGTCCGCGACCTTCATAGTGGGATAGAGATCCATCAAGGACTTTTTGATCTCACTGGATCCGGCATCTTTTTTCTTGGGTGCGATCCACTGATGGCGATGTGAGCCCATGCCCGGACTTACTGATGTGGCCATGAGCCACTGCAATCGGGGATGCCGGTTCACAGCGAAGAAGTGTTTGTTTAATCGTTCGTTGGTGGATATCACATAGAATTCTTGCAAGTCTCGGCTTCCTTGCACCGCAGACCCCCAACGGATCATGAGATAGTTTGAAAACTTTTTTCGTTCTTCATCGGTGAGATCATCGTAGAACGATCTGTTCTTGAGATCAAACTGCATCATTTCATTCTGTATTGATAGTTTATCCATTGCTCTTGGCGGAGTTAAAACTGTTGATGGCCATGCGTAGATCCGTGCGTATCTTACGCACTTCTCGTTCAAGGTCTCGGATGCGTTGTTCCTGGCGATCTATCAACCCGGCAAGATCGTCTGTCTGCCTTGATCCGAGAGCAGTATTTTTGATTGGGTCTATGGGAGGACCACTCTTTTCGTATTGTTCCATGTCACCATGCCTTGTTGTAATCTACGATCTCGCAGTTGCGAGAAATATCTTTGACGAAGTACACACAGTCCGGTTCTGGGCCTGAGCCCACGGGCACTGCCAGCATCTGGCCATTCTTGAGTTTGGGTGCATACCAGGCCACTTCGTGATACACATCCACGATCTCGATATCAGGAAAACTGGGGCGGAAACTGGTCAATGGGTTGAATTGGAAAGCCTTGAAACCGCGATCATTGATGGATGTCAGCGGCAAGATTTCCAGATCGCCAAGATCGGGTTCTCCGATCAGGATCTGCCAGTCCACGGGCATCTTGATAGTGTGTTCTCCCACACGCAATACCAGGGCCGGTGCATTGAAACTTTCCAAGAATATCAGAGGAATGTAATGATAGTCAGGATTAGACGGATCACTGTTATCCAGGATGGCAAATCGCATGTCATCCACTTCTTCTGGCAGCGTGTCTAAATCGTAAGGGGTATTGTCTAAGGTCAGTATTCGCATGTTATTGATTATACACTTTTTGTTTCAAGATGCAACCTGATCAGGCTCGTGAGTAAAAAATCCATTGCCCAAAGTGAGCCATCCTGGGCGTGATTCGTAGAATTCATCTACCAGTTTCTTCTTGCATACCCAGGCCCAGTAAAGAAAAAATTCCAGAGTAGGGTGTGAACACATTCCAAATACTCCAGGATCGACCTTGGCGATCAGGTCTAGGGCGATGGATGTGCGGATCAAGTTAGGCGGCACATCACGCATGACTGTGTCAAGATATTGCACACCGGCGATCTGCTGGGCGTTGTCAATAAAGGCACCAAACCGTGGCTTGTGTTCGTAGTAGGATCGATCACGTAGGTCTACCAGAGCCCGATCATTGGAAAATAACTCATCCAAGGTTATGGTACGCTCTAACCACATGTCACTGTCTACTACCAGGTACCAATTGGTTTCTACTATGCGGCTGGCACACATCTTCAACCATTGCTGGCTCCACCAACCACTGGGCCAACGTCCGTTGGGAGAAATCTCCTGCCAGTGATATACCGGAATGCCGGGCCACTTCAATCGAGCCATGGTCCATACTGCCTCT